TGTTAGCGGAGAACCTGCCATAGCTCGTTCTTGAGCCATACGCAAGGCTTCCTGAGTCTGAGCCGATGGGCTTACATACGTCTGACCGGGGAAGAATGTAGGAGCCTGAGACTCATATAGCCGCTTACCTTCTTCTAAGCCATAAGTAACATACGGAGCAATCGTAGGATCGATGCTCGTCGTTGTCGTGCTTTTTTGAGGACTACCGCCGCCACCACCCATATTAAACCTCACAAATCCATTGTTTTGGACGGAATCCGTAATCAGCCGCCCTTTTAGCCCAACCACGCCTATGGCTAGAAAATGTTATGTATTTAACCTTAGCTTCAGCAGCCATGCCTTTTATGTATTTTAAGGCATTTTCGACAACATCATAACTATTTTCTAACGAATAAGCAGCCCATAGATGCATAGTCTCGCCCTGTGGCTGTATGACAAAGAATCCAGCGTAGTGGTTATTCTCTATCAGTACAAACAACAGACTTTTTTGATTGAAACAGTCTGTATATACATCTTCAATAATCCAGTTTTCCGGACTACTACTTTTAATTTTCTCTAAGCCAGTTCTTACACTAGCCCACCATTGTCTTAGTTCCTGTGGAGCAATGTATCTATACTCCATTAGCCCACCACAATGTAACCATAGCTTTTGTTTGCAGTAGTATTGGCAGCATGAGATAAAGTAGCACTTCCTTGAGTTTGACTACTTACATATACAGCATTAAGCAAAGATATAGACGTTGTAGGAGTAAAAAATAATAAACTTTCCTTACCTATACGACCATCGTTAAGCGTAGTGGTTGTAGCTCCACCTGTAGCTAATACTACCGATCCTGTATTGTTCGTCTTACCGTCCATGATCCCACGGACAACTTCACTAACAGCACGTTCATCAGCACCGAATACAGGTAGAGTACGAAACTGAACTGATCTAGTCATCGATTACCCTGCGTAGTTATTTCAATCTCACAACCTACAATAGTTTCCCAATTGGCATTAGTCGGAGTTACCTTAATACGATGGTAATTACCGTTAGCTCTCAATGGCACTCGATTGTCTGAGTCTGGTGTCGCTGTTGTCCCAAACTCGACGCTATCTGACAATAGTTTTCTACTGGCGACTGATACTGATGCAATTCCATTATCGATAATAGGTTTTGCCAATGTGATAATAGAACGTCCAATGTCAATGTCTCCAGAAGTAATGTATGCAGCTTGCAACGCACCAGAGAAAACTACAATTCTCTGATTCCTAACGCCAACGAATATAAGCTGACCACCAGCCCAAGTGCGTGAATCTAACGGTATCTGCTCTGCCGTGTTATCAATGCTTGGCAATGTGATTGTGCAATTTGACGTTGTGATAGTCGCACCAGTTGCTGCTGTAAATGTAAATGTATTTGCGCCAGTTCTTGTTACTTGGAATGTTCCATCTACTCCAGCACCTGATGTCGCATCAAAAGACACATAAGCACCAGTCTCTAACCCATGATCCGTAACAGTAACAGTAACGGTAGTGCTACTTTGTGTATACGTACCAGTTTTTTGGTTTGTACTATCAAAATAGTAAATATCTAACTGCTCAAGTGTGGCACTAGGTGTCAGACCATACGCAAGGAAGTTAACGTCCGTTAATCCATACGACCACTTATCTAAATCGATAGAGTAATACAGCAAGAATCTACGACCAAAGTTATTCTTAAAGTTCCAAATAACTAACTTCTTAACCGGATCAATGGTTGCGCTCATGCCTGATTCAATTTCTGTCAAGCTAACATTGTCAAAGAACCAACGATTAACCTTTTCTACGCCAATATTCTTAACTGACTTGCCATCACAAGCATAAAAGCCATCATCAGACAGGAAGTAAGTTAGATTGCCAAACTGAGCAATAGAGCCATTAGAAGTACATCCAAGAGTCCTAGAGATAGCGTCAAACTGGAAGAAGAAAGGACTACCTGCATACGACATACGATAGATGGCACGTTCCAAAAATATTAGACCGTACTCACCACCTGCTATACCAGTAATATTTCCACCATCAGGAACTACTTGTGAGTCAGACTGAGAAGCAGCCCCCGGAGTCCAATCAGTCTCGTCATTAATATCTGACCAGTAGACCTTATTTTCCTCACCACCTACGTTAGCAGCTACAACAAAGTCTCTAACTACAGTTACATACTTAGCAGCAGGAGCAGCAGCAGCCAAATCTTCAAAGTAAGTCGATGAGCCTAGATCATAAGCCTGTAACTGGTCTGCACCATTGGCTAGGATCATCTTTGAGCCAAATTGGGTAATATCCCACGACTCAACCGTAGCGTAGCCTGTAGTCGTTAATGGGTCTAAGCCAGTATTACTAGGGTTAAACTTATAAATCTGTGTAGCACCAGCAGCAAATAGACTAGAAGCACCAGCCAACTTACCAGCAAACGCTACCAATAAGTTCTGACCTGCATTAGTAGAATAATCTACTGCCTCACGTAACGGAGCATAGCCATTCGTAACTGGATAACAATTATAGGCATCAGTTACAGCACCAGTAACGCCCGGCTGATCTGGCAACCACTCACCAAATATAATCTTTTGCTTTGCCATTACTGTTTAGCCCAATTAGTTGATTCTGGAGTCACTACAGTCCACTCGTAACCAATAACGTCACCAATAACACCCACAGTTGCATTACCAGTAACAGAGGCACGATTAACAGTTATGTAGGAACCATTAGCAGTAACTGTAGCTAGACCGTTAATACTAGCCTTACCAACAGCCACGAATGTACCGTTAGCCGTTACCGTAGCTAAACCAGTAATACTAGCCTTTACGCCTTCAATTTCAGTAGCGTTAGCCGTAACAGTAGCCGTACCTGTAATGCTTGCTCTGCCACCATATATTGCTAATCCTGATGCCAATACCGTTACGTTACCAATAATGGACGCACCGATACCTTCGTTCTCACAATAGCCAGAATCCCAATAGCCAGCGACAACGTATAGATCAGGTGAGCTTAGGTCATCTTCACCGTAGCCTTGAATCCAGTAGTCAAAATCAACATAATTGTTAGCCATTTACCTCTACCCAAGTATGAGATTCCTCGTTCCATGAGTACATTTTGCCATCAGTAGGCATGGCTGTGGGGGCTTGCCATTGAGCATTAGCGTCCAGAGTCCAACTTGCATAAGGCTTAGGAGCTACAAACGCATCAATATCAGAACGGTAGGTATAACCAATGCCAGCATAGTTTCCGCGATAAGGAATGCCGTCACTTGTATGAACATTACCTAATGTATTAAAACTGGTACGTTTACAAACTTGACCACGAAACTCACCATACCAAACTTCCCAATCAATACCATCTGCGCCTTCGTCTTTTCCGACAATGACTTCAGTAACAATATTGTTCTCGTCAAGAAATGCGTAGTGAGCCATTATTCTTCCCTTAAATTCAGTCCAGTTAAACTTTCATCTGAACCTATATAACCTTTTAAAAACGTATTAAACGCAATGCTAATTCTTGTGTTTTTATCTTCTTTAGTTTTAACCATGTGTGTTAAGTGTGATGGGAATAGAATTAAATCACCAGCACCAACCTCAAACCACCACGATTCAGAGTTATAAGGATTGTATTCAGCAGCAGGAACTTTAATCCGCTCGTAACCATCTTTATAAAAGTAAATCTTATCTACTTCTCTATCTGCCTGTGGATAAAATACACCAGACACTACGCTATTTGGGTGAGCGTGTTTATGATGATACTGACCTGCTTCTGTGTAATTAGCCCAACTCTGCGTTAGATATAGACTTACATCAAACTTCGGAGCGTGTATTGCCTTAAAGTATTCCATCATTGAATCTTCAATAAAGTCACGCAGCTCAGTCAATTCCTTGTTCTTTAATATCTTTCTATCTTTGCTAGTAGTATTACCTTCGTTAGCGTAATGATCTTGACCTTTAATGAACTCTAATTCAGTCTTAGTCAAATCACGACCTAAACCAAAAAATGCAACTGGAGTAGGGAAAAGATTATTTATGACCATGAAACATTGCCTGTTCCAGCAGTAATTGAAGTTACTTTATAAGCTCCAGAAGTAGCTGTTGAAAGTGTTAATCCACCACCGGGATTGCTAATAGTATAAGTATCTGGATATTTAAGAATAACTATTCCTGAACCACCATTACCACCAGCAAGTCCATTAGGTGAAGTTTCTTGATAACCACCGCCACCACCACCGCCACCGGTATTAGCAGTAGCTGGATTACCAGTAACACCAGCTTGAGGAGTTACTAAACCAGCCGCCCCACCTCCAGCACCACCAGCACCCGCAGTTCCTGCGTTATAGACTGAACCACCGCCTCCGCCAGCGTAGGGTACTGAAGAACCTGTGATAGATGATGCTATACCAGCTCCACCACTTCCACCTACTCCTACACCAAAAGCTCCAACTCCATCACCACCAACAGCACCAACACCAGCACCACCTCCGCCGCCTGATGCACCACCTGATGAAGCTCCACCCGCATTACCTTGACCAGAAGTTCCAGCGCCTCCTGGGGCTACTGTGCCGCCCCTACCGCCACCGCCCCCTGAACCGCCGCTTGAGCCTGTACCAGAATCAGTTCCACCGCCACCACCACCGCCTGTAGAAATTATAGTGCTAAATACAGAATCTGATCCATTATTTCCATTTGTGTTTCCACTTCCAGAACTACCTGAACCACCACCACCAACTGTAGCTGTGTAATTTGTTGAAATATTTAATGCTGTTAATGTTCCTGTACGGAATCCTCCAGCACCACCACCACCTGCAAATCGTGTTGCACCGCCACCACCGCCAGCAACAACAAGGTATTCAACGTCAAGAGCTAACGAGCCTCCTGACATTGCTTGCATAATCTTTGAATAAGCAAACATTATTAAACCCTTATGGTGTGTAACCTTGAGCGATAGAGCCGTACCAGTTAGTACCGTCAGCCACAAACGTAAGAATATCCATCTTGCCAGCAGTCGCAGTAATAGTCGGAGCACCAGCCGTACCAAACTTCACACCTGTAAACGTAGCAGTACCGTTACCAGTTGATGCAGGTTGCTTTAACAATAGAATGAATGACTTACCAGCAGGAGTAACT